TGATGCCGAGCGCATCCGCAGTGGAACCTTGGAAAGCGGACCCGAAGCAGGACGACGTAAACGGGAGAACATATACCTGTAATCACTTTCACGGATTTCGGTGACCTCATCCATACCTATGAACTGAAACTCCGAACCCTTATATCGCAGATAATCGTTCGTATTATTCAGATAGCCGAAGGAAACACGGGCACCAGAAGGGAAAGTAGCCACATAACTATTCGCGTTCCAATGGACATCCTCGTAGGACATAACCCAATTTCGGAAACGGTCCATCAAAGCGCCCGGCAGAGCCAAGTCGGCGTAGGTGCGACGAAAGAGAATCGCAGAGTAGTTAGGGACATCAACATATTGCAAAGCCGCCATAAGCAAGGCACTACTTTTGCCACCACCAGCCGCTCCGCCAAAAAGACCTTCAAGTGAATAACTCCGTAAAAATACTTTCTGAGTTAACGATGCTTCCTCAGGACAAAACAAAGGATCCTTCGGTTGCAGGTATTCGTAAATTTTATTCCAGTCAGCGGTCATGTGTCCTCGTAAATGTGGATAGATACATAATGTAGTATTAAATAGGTCTTTCATTTGCTAAGGTGACGGTCTAAATGGATATTTATCGCAAACTAAAGTTATTCGCTACACGCCGCAACCTTGCAAACTGTTTGATGTTTCTATTCGTCGTGGGTGTTTCTTTAGGTACTGGTCTCATATTTCTCCCTGCGGGATTTATCACTGGTGGAGTTGCTTGCGGAATCTATGGGTATCTGTTGGGATCTGAATAATGGCTTGGAATAGCAATAACAATAAGGATCTCAGGAACTTTGCCGAAAAGGCAATGTCAAATCCCGGCGCACCAGTTGCATTTGATGTTTCGCGCCAAGGCAAACCGTACAAAGACGGTTGGGACATTGAACGCGCATATCGCGACGGTATGCAAAAAGTTACATGGGTTTTCCGATGCATAGATGCAATCGCAGGAAACCAAGCACGACTTCCTGTCATCTTGCGAAAAGGCAATGATCAGCGTGGAGAAAAAACAAAAAGCAACGAGTCATTGCTAGAGATTTTCAACTCAAAGTCCAACGAGGGTGAAAACTCATTCGCTTTCCGTTACAGAATCTCCGCTCAACTTTTGATGAGCACAAGAGGTGTCTTCATTGAAAAGGTTCGCTCGCGAGACGGAAAGATTATTGCTCTGCAACTTCTTCCGCCTCAATTCACTGCGCCGATTCCTGACCCAAAAAGATTTGTTGCAGGGTTTGAAGTTGACATGCGCAACGGAACAAAATTTGTTCTCAAGCCAGAAGATGTTTGCTGGATTCGCCGACCTCATCCACTAGATCCATACCTTTCCATGACACCAATGGAATCTGCTGGAATAGCAATTGAATTAGAAACTCTGTCAAAACTTTATAACAGGAACTACCTGTTGAACGACGGGCGACCCGGCGGTTTGCTAGTTGTTCGTGGCGACATGGAAGACGACGATAAACAAGAATTGAAAAACCGTTTCAGGGGCAACCTTTCCAAGACTGGTTCTACAACAGTTATTGCATCTGAAGCAGGAGTTGACTATGTAGATACCTCTGCGTCACCGCGAGATGCCGCCTACACGCAGATGAGAGAAATTCAAAAGAACGAAATCTTTGCCGCGTTCGGAGTTCCAGAATCAGTGATCGGTAACGCCGCTGGAAGAACTTTCTCAAACGCTTCAGAAGAACTGCGTGTGTTTTGGATGGAGACAATGGCTCCCCACCTACACACGGTTGCTCGTGCGCTTGACGAACTTGACGATAAGTATTATGTTGACTTTGATACCGACGACATTCCTATTTTGATTCTTGCTAAACAAGAACGCGAACGGTATGTGATGGATGAGTTCCAACAGGGTCTTATTTCGTTGAACGAATACCGTACGGCAACAGGAAGAAAAAAAGTTGAATCCGAACTTGCAGATTCTCTTCTTTCCAACCCGAACCTTACGCCTATCGCCAATACCGAGAAGCCATTTAAACCTGAAGAACAACAGCCTGTTGATATGGCAGGTGTTGATCCGAATGCTGCACCCGGCGGTCTTCCTCCTCAAGATGGCGCAATGGCTATTCCACCACCCGCACCACCTACACCAGTTCCAGCACCAGATATGACAGCCGAAGCGGCGCCCGAAACAGCGACGCTTACGCCTGATCAACAACTTTCAGAGTTTGAAAAAATTCAACACGAAATGCAACTCAAGTTTGTTGAAGAAATTGAAACCAAAGCAGACACAGATACTGATAGGTGGACGGAAATACTTGACCGTGCGTTAGAGCGTCTTTTTGAGAGACAGCAACGAGTGGTCATGGAGAAAGCCTTCGGTAAGCGTGGAGTAAAAGCGTTGGCTAGTGGGGCGCTCACAGTTGACATGGTTTTTGATGCAGAGATCTGGAACAAGCAACTTGAAGATGACTTAGAGCCAATCATTTCCGCCATCTATGTTGACGCCAAGGAATATGTTGCTTCGCGAACCAGCGAACAGGTAGCGCTTGAACCGCAGGAAGTTGAAAAACTTGCTCAACAACAAGTAGAGCGAATGCAACAAGCCAACACTGGCACAGCCGAAGAAATAGCCGCGGCGATTGCTGTTGCGATGATGGAAGAGAACCAAGAAGAACGCTCCACTCTGTTGAGGTTGGCTCTCATAGCAATATTCTTGAAACTTATTTCCAAGAGGAAAAGGGACATTGCCGAACACGAAGCGCAGGCTTCCTACAACGGTGGGGTTTATTTGGCAGGCAAAGACAGTCAGGGTGGTTTCACCAAGACTTGGCTGACCAGAAAAGATTCGCGTGTTCGTAACGCTCATAAGTTCCTTGAGGGGAAAACAGTGAAATTCGGTGACGGTTTCATCGTTGATGGACTGATGTTGCGATTCCCGGGTGACCCAATAGCGCCACCTGCTCTTACATTCAACTGTCGCTGTCGTCTTCGTTTCGGATTTGACGAATAATAGTTTTCAGTAAAATAACCTAGTTATACTGAAAGTGTTCCTTTTTTGACGCTTCAAATGGTTTATTGTTTATAAACAACCATTTACGGAGCATCATGCCAACAGCACTATCGGAAACACAGCAATACAAAGCCCTTCAAGGTCAGTTCAACATTGATGAAGCGCAAGGCGTTGTTGAATGTTTCGTCGCAGGAATTGGTAATAAGGACTCCGTAGGTGACATCATCGTCCCCGGCGCATTCACGGAAAGCCTAAAAAGGCGCAAACCCCGTGTTGTATGGGGTCACAACTGGAACGAGCCGATCGGCAAAGTACTTGAAATGTACGAAGTTCCACCATCAGATCCGCGACTTCCTATCAAAATGCGCGCCGCTGGTATCGGTGGTCTGTATGCAAAAGTCCAGTTCAACCTGAAGTCTGAAAGAGGACGACAGGCTTTCGCCGACGTTGCTTTCTTCGGCGAAGAACAAGAATGGTCAATCGGGTACAAGACATTGGACGCAGACTTTGATCCTCAGCGTCAAGCGAATGTTTTGAAAAAAGTTGAACTCTATGAAGCAAGCCCTGTTCTTCATGGTGCCAACCAACTCACAGGAACTATTTCAATTAAGTCAGTTGAAAATCAAACAGATAATTCTGAAATCAAAGGTCAAATGCGCGATGGTGACGGCAAGTTAACAGAACAAGGTCGTTCTTTGCTTATGCGTATTCTCGCTAATAGCATGAACAGGCAGAAGCCTCGTGAAGAAGAAGATGATGATGCGGTTGATGCTCCAATGCCAGCAAAGGGACGCAAAGAGAACCTTCCGCTTGCTTTAGCGAAGAAGTTTGGTGGAGCAGTACGGTTAAGGGAATCAGATGCGAACAGTGTCATTTTTGACCACAGAGGCGAACAAGGTGGAATTACCACCATGCGTGTCTCCTACCATTTTGAAGATGGACAGTTCATGTTCGGCGAACCAACAAGGGTCAAGCCACAAACCGTCTATATCAACGCAGACGGAGACACCCCTAGTGGATCCGACGGCGAACGCCGTTTTGAAGATCGCTACCGCATGGAAGAAGACCCACAGGTACCAGCAGGCGTAAAACCAAAGTCACCTGAAAAGGCTGACCCACTTGGCGGCATCATTCCTCAGGAAATCGTTACCGCCCGCACCCGTGGATACGGTCCGCGTCGTGGAAACCTTGAAAAACTACTCCGTTACTGGCGTCCAATTATGAAAAAGCCGGGTGGATTCCGCCGATGCCGAGTAATCCTCGCAAACCATCCAGAACTGTTCCCGTTGAGCAATATCTGTGCTTGGTTGCACCATGAAACAACTGGTCTCTGGCCGAACGAGGGATGCCATCATCCGGGCATGAAGAATTGTCGTGGAAAACTACGCAAACGGAATTGGGATGACAGTGAATTCAACAACCGTCTCAGCGGAGTACTCAAGCCCGGGAAATCTCTTGAATCCATGACCGAAGAAGAAATCAAGTCAATATTTGACTTCCTTGACTCCGAGGAAAAGGGTTACGAGATGATGGAGGCTATGGCTAGTCGTTTGGCTGAATCAGATGAAACAGAAGAAACCATGAAAATGGAAGATGTTGAGTTTGAGAACGAAGACGAAGGCAACGAAAAAGCGTATGAGGCTCTTAAAGAATTCATGAACGCTGAACCAGATTTCATCAACTACATGGCTGATAAAGACAATTGGGTCATGGAAGGTGACGATGATAATGGTGGCGTTGTAGAGATGCCATACTCCCGAGGCGGGGACGATGACGACTGTGGTTGTGGCGGCGGAGGCAAAGACCCAAAGCAAATGATGGGCATGCTTATGGCGGCTATTTCTGAACTCATGGGCAAGGACGCCGATGAAGATATTGAAATCAAGGCAGGAAGAGTCATTAATTCTCGCAATATGACAAAACTGCAAAATGCTTTCAACCTTCTCAAGGAAGTCCTCAATGCAGGCGGTGGTTCCTCCGACATTGAAGCAAAATCGCTCTTAACTGACGAAAAAGAAATGCTTCTTATTTCATCTTCCGAACATTCGCTTTATGAAGTGAAAGAACTTTTGGATCCGATTTTGGATTATTACCAAATCAAGTCAGAAGTTACGGAAGAGGGTGTGCAAGTTGAAATCAGCGATGTTGAAGATGAAGCCTTTGACGCGCTTCTCAACATTATGGATTCAATGTAAATAATCGTAAGGTTTTTGTATTGGTTCCATTTGTAACAGAAACAAAACACTATTATGAGTTATACTTCAATAACAGGTTTACCACAAAAAACAGCAAAGTATCAGTGTTTGATGTCAGGCGAAAAGCGTCTGACGCCATGCTCTGTTTGCTCTAATCCATCAAGGTGCATTGCCAAAACGATGCACTATAAGGAGTCCACGAACATGGCTAGCGAAACACCGACAGTAAAACTTTTAGCAGACGGCGGAATTGAATGCGCCAAAGGTTTGGAGTTAGCAGAATGTGGCTACAAGCCCGGCGCAAAAGTTTGTGGCAAGTGTGGAGCGAAGGCTGTCACGCAAACGGAAGAAGCCGTACCTGCTGACGCAGCACCAGAAGTAGCAACCGAAAAATCTGAATGGGTAACCGCTTCGGATGAAAAGGGAGCAAAGATGGAAGAAGATCTCGCAATGATGGAAGAGGAAATGACACCTGCTTCCGCAAAAAAGAAAAAGAAGCCTGCTGAAGTCGTAGACATGGAAGAAGAAGACGACGAAGAAGACATGCCTGAAGATCTTGACGACGAAGAAGAAAAAATGTACGGCGAGATTGAAAAGATGATGGAACAGCGCAAGAAGGCACGCGCAAAGCGCATGGAAACAATGGGTGTCAAGTCTGCTGACTATGACGATCTTGCTTTTGTTTGCGCTATTGAACGTCGCGTTTATTCAGGTGGTTCGGAAATCTGTGCTTCATGCCCAGGTGGTTGCGAGCAACAAGACACAATGCCAAGCCTTCTTGAAGTTGAAGGTATGGCTGAAAGCATGTTCGCAGGAAAAGTTCTTGACTCTGGTTATGCGGACGAAGTAGACATCTTTGTTGTTGATGTTCAACGCAAAGATGGAAAACCTGTTGAGGCTTACTTTGACGGAACAAGCGGTGAGTGCATGGGCTGGCATCTTCTTAACGAAGATCTGATCGGTGAAGTAGCAACCGTGCCGGGTCAGAAAGTAATTTCTTTCAGTGAGGCTTCAGCAATTGCAACAAAGTCAATTGAAGGCGATGTTGTTTCCGTTGATGCAGACATGTTTGACGGTTACGACGCATACGCAGTTGAAATTGAAGGTTTGGATGGAAAGTCTTACGATGTTTATGTCGGAGTAGACGGAGAAATCCTTGGCTTTGATGAATACGATCCTGAAGAAGCAGCCGACATTGACGAAGAAGTAGCCGACATTGCTTTGAAGGCAATGTACGACGAAGATGAGCGCATGGAAATGGCTAAGGGCGGAATGGCTATGGCTGACGGCTCTTACCCAATCAAGGACGAGGAAGACCTCAAGAACGCAATCATGGCTTATGGTCGCGCAAAAGACAAGACCAAGGCAATGGCACATATCAAGAAGCGTGCAATGGAACTTGACAAAGAGGACATGCTTCCTGCTGAGTGGTCAGAAGAGAAGACACTTCTTGATGATGAAGCGAAAGAGTTCTTGAGCAGTTTGATGGAACTTGAAATGCTTGAGATTGAAACAGGTTTGGATAAGTGAAAAAGAAAAACCAAATCAATGATTCAGTCAGTACTTCTGGCTTGACCTTTGATACCAAGGAAGAAATACAGCCAACACCAGATGTTGTTGTGGTAGATACTCCTGAGGTTATTGAAGTTGAAGTAAAAGAGGAAACTGTTCAGGAAGAAGTTGTCGTAGAGCAAAAAGTGGAAACAAAGAAGGCTCCTAAAAAAGCAGTAGAGGATGATGATGTTGTTCCACTTTCCACACTTACAAAAGCGACAGAAACCAGCAAAGAATAGTTGGAGGAGACGATGAGCAAATCGTCTCGCGCATTTGACGCAAACGAGAGAGTAGCCGACTATTTTCAGTCGGTGAAAGTTGTCCAAGATAATGTTCTTCTGTTCAAAGGTTTTCTTGGTCCGACGATCAAAGATAAACCTGAACTAGGTTCTGTTGGTGTAAGAGCAGCGCGCGCCGCTGGTGTCATTGTTGATGCCGCAGGGAAACTCCGATGCCCGCCCGGAACTCCGAATGCGAACCAATTTACCGACATGCAAATGTCAAACTGTCTTACACCTTCCGCTGAATCGGCAGCCCGTGGCGCGGCTTCTATGGCTGGGAAATTGATTGATGGCGCTCGGGTAATTTTCAAATCAGAAAAAGTAAAAAATGGTTCAAAAGCAGCGGCGATGATTGCCCTGCAAACAATGGACTACATGTATGCGGATGGTTCAGACTCAATGACACAATCCACACTTTTCGGTATGGTTTTATTAAAGGCTGGCGGTGCGCAACTATTGGATTTTGCTACCGATTCACTTCACAAACGAGGGAAAGTATCCGATAAGAAAAAAGAACAGTTGGAAGCGATAGCAGAAAAAATTAAACGCGACGCCGCTATTGACGCAAAAAACTTTCTTTTAGCGTCATTCAAAAGACGAAAAGATAAAAACAAAGACCCCAAGGCTGAACCGCCAACCGTTAAATCGCCTAGTGGGTTCAGAAAAGGTAACAGCGCCATAGCCAAAGCAAAAGACTTTGACCCACAGATTGGCGTTGCTGATGCCAACGGAAGAAATATTTCAAGAGATTTGCCTACTGTCAAAAAAGACATTGACACAGTTGAGAAGGCTTCACAGCATATTGCGAATGGCGGAAAACTAAATGAAATAAGTGATGCTTTGGTACTTGACGCGATCCTAGAAAATATTGATGTTTACGATTCTGACGGCAATGTTGCTGAGATAAAGCGATTTGAGTTACTTGGGACTGGTGGCGGAGTTGTGGGAATGAATCGCTTCCGTGACAGGTCAACAGGTCAAATGTTTGGTGTCAAATACGCTTCCCGACAGTCAATGTGGGATGAAAATGTTCCGCATAGCAAAGCACCACTGACCAAAGGTGGAGCAGACCGATGGTATGAACCTGTAAATGAAGTCCTTGCGACTTCCATAACCGAAGAATTTGGGTATCCAGCCTCCTCTCTGCGAGTTGTTCAAGCAGCACCCACCAGGGCGGCTATGGGTGTTGTTACAGATCTAGTTCATAACTCATACGAAGGGAAGATACTTTCTTCTGATCCGGAAGTGATGAAAAAAGTTGATAGCCGAAAATTGGTTCATATGCATGTGATGGATATTGTTTTGGCTAATGGAGATAGGCATAGTGGGAACATTCTGTTCGCGGAAAACTCCGATGGTGTTGACGCCATCCCTATTGACCATAGTTTTGTGATGAGCGTTTACGAATTCAGCGATACAGCAGAAAAATTTTCTTCAGGTATTCGTAATCATCCAGTCGGCAACGAACTTACTTCACGCCATGGCAGATCAGCCGAAAGCCATAGCGAACTAGTTGGGGAAGCCGAAAAGGTTCTGCAAGATATACAGAAAATTGACGCAGATTCATTGGAAGATCGCCTTTTGAGCCAACTTGACGAGATGGTCAAGGATCGCAATTTGATAGGCGAATTTGCGATGTCCCCTGAGCGGTTGGAGCAACTAGAAAAGTTGCAGTCAGATATCAGGAAGTCAGCGTCACGCCTAAGAGAAATGCAAGGAATGACCCCAAAGCAGTTAGCAGACATAATTGTTGAACCACCTAAGCCAAAAGCCGATTCAGCATTAGAAGATCTTGTTGCGAGTGTTGTATGAGATACGCCCTTGTGACCCCAAGCACCGATGTTTCGGGTGTCCCATATGTACTTCTTGAAGGTGATTACGGCATTTTTGGTGTGGTAGCCCCCGACCCGAAGTTCGCATCAAGTTTGACAAATGAGTTGTTTTTGTCTCAAAGGGACACCATTGAAAAAGCAACTACTGGAATGTCGTATCATAGTGTTAGCACCAATGTGCTAGATGAAAAAAATATTACGCTTTTAAGGCAGTTGGCTAAAAAGTGGAAAACAACCTTGCCCGCAGAAATAGCGGAACCTGAAGAACCGAAAGAATCGGCAAAAAATGAGTAATTATCTCAACCAAGACTTTGAGTATTTCGCAAGAAAACTCCGCATGTCCATGCGCATGAAAACTGCGATGAAACGGACGAATATTGTCTCTGGTGAGGAACTTTATTTTAACCCTGATAATGCAAAAACAAAATTCCTTTTTACTAAAGGATCAGATGTTCGCAAAACTCCACTTGACGGAAGTAGAACTCTTCTAAACTTCAAAGCAAAACTTTACCTGAAGTCTCGCTCGTCAAGGCTCGGTGCAGAAACATTCGTCGGTGATGAAACCAAGCGCGGTGGTTTGGGCAAATGGTTTGAAGAAGAATGGGTTGACATTTCGCGCCCGAAAAAAGGTGGCGGTTTTGAGTCGTGCGGTCGTGGGGACGCAGATTCAGGGAAATACCCTAAGTGTGTAAAGAAATCTACAGCGATGAAAATGTCTGCGGAAGAAATTGATTCAGCGGTACGCAGAAAACGCCGAGCAGAAACAACAGGAGATCGGGAAGAAAACAAGCCGATCAATGTCTCCACATTTAAGTCCGATGGAGAAGAATTCAAGAGCGAAAATATCCCAACAGACCCCGAACTTTATGCACGGGTCAAAGCAGAAGCAAAAAAGAAATTCAACGTGTACCCATCTGCTTACGCTAATGCTTGGCTTGTTCGTGAATATAAAAAGCGTGGTGGTGGATACCGTGTAGGTAAAGATGATGCAGAAGATATGGAAACGAAAGCAGGACTTATAGGTTCTGGAAGCACGGCAGGTAGAGCGGCACAAGCCGTTGGTTCTGCACTAACACCGGGGAACATTTCGCCACTTACATCACCTATTCGTTCACGAGTTTATGGTGCACTCGTACCCGGCGGTGGTGGTGGCGCATTAAGCAGACTAAAGCCTAATCGCAAGCGTCAAGCACGATGCCCTGCCGGTTTTGAATATGGTGGACGATTCACAGACAACCGTTTTTCAACCTGTGGTGCGCAACTGTTTGAAATACCAGGACCACTAGCACTAGCCGCTCGCGCGTTACGAGGGGCAACCACACGACTTCCACAAGCACGAGCAGAAAACCTTTCTGAAGTATTAGAAGGAAATCCAAGCAATACGCGCACCATTCAAATTCAACGCATGGCACAAATACCACGAACAGGTGCTTTCCAAAAAGATAAGTTCGGCAAGTCTGTGTCTGATGCGGTGAGTCTTTTGAAGGGTGCACCACGAGGCGAAGGACGAATGATCCGCAGAGATGGCGTGGTTCTTCGCCCTGTAGTTCCATCATCGGTTTTGCGTTCTTTCAGTGAGAACCCTGACATGGTTGACGGTGCAATGGTTCGTGCAGTTCAACTTCCATCTGACATAGGTGCTGATGACCTAGCGCTATTGGGTGGTCCTTCAATGAGCAAAATTGCTTTCGTTGCGCCCAACGGTGTGAGCATCAGTATTGAACGATCACGCCCTTTCACTATTGGTGAGAAGCGAAAGTTTCCGCGAATGATCAACTCTCTTGCGGAGTCAAGCAATAAAGACAATATTATAAAAAACATTGAAGATTTTGCGAACGCATCGGAAGGCGCATTCAAATTTACTGTTGACAGTGGAAAAATTCCAGACGCATTGGAACTCGTTGAATACACTGGTGCAGATGGTGTTGCACGGAAGGCTCCACGCTGGCTTTACGAAACATTCATCAAACCTGATCTCGCAAAAGAGCGAAAGAAATCGTAAATGCTCAAAAACGAAGTAAATTTTAAGGCTCTTACTTTCCTATCTGAACAGACATCCAGTACTTTCAGTTATGAAGTAAAAGGCGTTAGAGCGATTTGGGATCCGAGTCTTTCTATTCCCGGAACGAATCGTCGCGGAGGATGGCGCTGTCCAGTTGGCACCCGTTACGGTGGACAGATAACCGACAGATTTGGTCGCTCATGCGGATGGGGTGTTGCACGCCGTATTGCTAATCAAATTGCTGATATCGGTGAGCGTTTAGAAAACATTGATGACCGCAAACGAAACGACCGTTTGGCGAGACGCAATGCTCGTGTACAAAGAATGTTGGCTCGTCAGAACAAGCCAGGTTTTCTTGAGCGTGGTGCAAGAAATATTGCTGAAGCACTTGAGGGTGGACAGGCTCCGCAACAGGCGCGACCAAGAATCCCTGTTCAGCGACAACGCCCAAGAATTCCTGTGCAATCATCAGCCAATCCGCGAACTGCTACTCCTCGTAGACAGTTGGGTGGAATGCTTGACGAAAACGGACGAGTAATGCCTGTTGGCGGTTCACGCAGACAAGGAAACCTTCGTGAGTCTGAACGACGAAGAATGGAACGAGAATTAGTTGAACCCGGCGCACCGCGTACAGGTGAACCACCAAGACCGAATGCTCCACGACGCCGACGACGAGCCGCAGCACAACAGGGCGCGAAACGAACAGCAAGAAGAAAGCCTGAAGCAGATTTTGTTGACAGTGCTAAACCCGAACCGACGAAGGTGCCACGCAGAAAACCTGCACCAAAACCGCCAGAACAACAGAAACCATCAACACCAATTCCTGATCCACCCGCATGGAATCCAACAGCAGACGAGTTGGGTGGAAGCGTTCCAGACGCTGCTTCTATTCGCAATGTTCGTAACCGTTTCGGTGATCTTCGTGGGCTACCCGAAGATGCGTATTGGCGTAAACCAGATTTCCCTGAAGGTGAAGAGAGAGCCGAACTAGAAAGAAGGTTCGGTCGCTATTACGGTGACAACAATAAACGTAATGCTCGTGGCAATTTTGTTAACCAACAAATATTTGCACAACAGGCAGGAGCGCCACAGCCCGCACCAAAAGCACCCGCACGACCAGCAGGTCCACCACCAATCCCAGCAAGGGACATAAACCCGCGCAGAGAATTTGATCAAGACAGAGATCGGCGTGTAGTACAAGCAGTAGAGGAACAAGTTAAAAGATACAAGCCAAATGCTTACAATAATTTGCGCAACCTATCTAAAGAAGAAGTTTTAGGCAAGAAAATTCAAGACCAACAACTCCTCAAACAGGCTCAAGCAGGATTTGATGAAGCCTTCAAAGACTGGCAAAGCAAAAAGAATGGTAACGAACGAGAAAGAGACGAAGCCAGAGATAATTTATTGCGGATGTGGGCGCAAAAAGAAAATCTAAAAGAGGGTGTTTCGGCTGCCGAGTTGAGAATTACTGAAATTGATGCCGGTATTGAATTCAGACAACGACCTCCTGCTGCGGGTGGCAACAATAATGTGCCAGTAATACAAAATCCGCCACGCGCACAACCACCAGCCCGCCCAACTGAGCCCTCAGCACCTGATGCCGAAGAAGCAATTCCTGAGGACAAAATCGTTCCCGATGCTGACGCAGGAGGAAGATCACCAAGAAAAATCGGAAGACAACAAAAACTTGATGATGCCATCAAGGGATTGCATGAAGATGGCGGGAATCTTGCAGATATTCAAGACGGAATCGTTATTGATGCTGTGGTTGACGGACAGTTCAAAGATGGGAACCTTCAACGTGGTAGAGAGTACACTGATGCTGAAGTAGCAGGGTTCATCAAAAACGGTTTTAAAGATTTTGAGCGTGGTGCAAAGTTTGAAAACAGGAGATACAAGTTTGAACTTGTGAAACAGAGCAACGCTAATGCTGATGTTTGGTGTGTTCTGAAAGTTGTTGACAAGAATAACGGCGAAAAATGGTTTATGAAGTCTTCAACATATGGGGCGAATGATGGAATGTTAGAGAACATTGGAATGCGTGCTGCTCAGGCTCTTGAGTTTGGTAACGATGAAAACCATTTACGGCTTGGCGATGTAATAAAAAATGATGCAATTTTCGGTAGGGATGTCATGCCTCGTCGTTGGATAATGATGAGGGATATCCATCAGTGGGAAAATGGTGTTCAGGGAGAATGGAAAGACGCTGATCTTGGTTTAGCAGCATTTGCTGCTCAAATAAACCCGAGAGATGTGGGGAGAATTGCCGTTTTGGACATGGTTCTTGATAATCAGGATCGGCATGGGGGAAACTTCATGTGGGTGAAAGAAGGCAACCGTGTTCGCTTAGGAATTATTGACCACGGCTTGCTTGGCGGTGGTCGCCGTGAAGGTATTGCCGTTGAAGATGTACCTGCCAATATTGAAAGGTGGGCTGATGGGGTGGTTGCGAACCCGGGAGCAAGGGGTTACTACAACGAGCCCAATAATGGAATCAAAGGATTGCTCAGGGCTGGTTACCGTATCCAAAATCCCCGAGACAGAAGAATTTTGAAGGAAACCATGCGTAGGTCTGTAGGGAAAATGAAAGAAGATCTAGACACGATTCTTGGCGTTGACCGTATTCAGGCAAACGGAGCGCAATTATCAGACATTGAGAAAGCGCATATACAAGCCCTAAAGCGGGTAGCCGAGGCAAGAATATCGTGGATTGAGAATAACTTGGACGACATGGTTGATCGGTTCGCCTAAAAGTTGATAGGATTACAGATTATGGCTTTCCCAATTACTTACGAAGCAAGACGAAATGGCAAACTAGAGATGCTCGTCGTCGCCAAAGAAAAGGGACAATTTTCTTGGTACTTCCGAAATGGCGAAATAGAGACCGAAAAGGACTACTCTCCTAAAAGCAAGAATATCTTTGATGACCCAAGAACAGGAGTCGGGTATATGGGTATTGGAAATATCATGAGCGAAGACGTAGACGAGCCAAAAATCACCGAGGGTGCTTCAGAGGAACTTGTTGATTCACTTGTAAAAGAAATGCGAAAAAATTCCAAGTAATATATTTACACACTATTTTATTTGTTGGTGCCTTTAAATTAGCGCCACCTTGTTAGTGATACCATTTTACGGTAGCGATATTGCGACGCAAGACTTTCAGGGCTTGCTCAATGCCTTCACAAATGTGGAAAGTAAACAATGAACCTAGTTTTCATTATCAAGAACCGTGACAACACCCCATTTATGGTTGTTTCAACGACCCCTGAGGGATCCACATTCAAGCCAATGACGGAAGACGCCAAGGAACTTGTTGGGATACTTCGCGAAGAATATGCCAAAACCCCAATCACCAAACCTGAACTTGTTCAGTCTATGGACGCATCCAAAATCATTGAAGGTCCGAGCCCATCTGGTACAGCAGTTCAGAAAAAAGTTGCTTCACTTACCGAAATTCAAAGCGAGCCAATTGAATTAAAGAACCTGCCAGTCTTATCTATTTCAGAAGTTTTGCTATCAGAGTTTTCTGATGCAGAGTTCAAAAATGTTTTAACTTTTAAAGCATCTTCTTTTATTTCCGACCAAACTCGTTCATCAGCACATTTTGAAATCAAAGGTGTTCGTGCAGTTTGGGATCCAAGCCTCTCCATTCCCGGCACGAACCGCCGTGGAGGTTTCCGATGCCCTGTTGGTACAAGATACGGCGGACAAATAACAGATCGTTTTGGTCGTTCGTGCGGATGGGGAGTTGCGCGACGAATTGCAAACCAAATCGCTGACATTGGCGAACGCTTAGAACAACGAGATGATGACAAACGGAAGCGTCGTCTTGATCGCCGTAACGCACGAATGATGAGAAGGCTTGGCGGAGTTGCAGAAACTGGTCGGGTTGAAGGCGGACTAAGAGGTATCGCTGATCGTCTAGATGGCGGAGATGCATCAAAACCACGAGTAGGTCGTGGCGCAGTTGCAGAAACAGATGGCATTGACGGCGGTTGGCGAAACGTCGCACGCGGTCTAGTCGGACAACGTAGGGTTCCGAACAGACAAGCGAGTCCTGAAATAGAAGCACCATCTGCACGAGTGCCAAGGAACCGTCGTCGCGATGTACTACCAGAAACAGCGCCTACACCAACACCAAAACCTCGTCCTGCACGCCGACCAGCACCAGCAGGACAACGACGCCCACAGCCACGACCGCAGGCACGCCCGCGCGTTGCGCCACAACCAGCAAATGTTGATGTTCTCACCGCAAGAGATGCTTCCGACGCTAGTGAAACAGAAGATTTCAAACCGTATGTATTACGAAAATATGGTGAATACGCTAAACGGGTACGAGAAATTCGCGAAGGTGGCGGAAACGCAGGAATGTTGACTCGCCGTGAATGGTACGAGATCAACAAAAACAATCTTCGCGATGCTTGGAAAGATGCACACGGTCGTTCAGCACCACTGGATTTTGAACCACCAGCGCCTCGTAATCGTCGCCCACAAAATAACCGTCGTCGCCGTCGGCAAGCAACAGCACAGGGTGCTGGTCGCAGCGCATCACGCAAACCAACAGCAAATGATGTTCCCGAACCAGCACCTGCAAAACCTGTTCGTCGTCGTGGCGCTAAGCGCCGTCCTGCTGGAGTTAGCGACGAACTTTGGAATGAATACAAAGATTATGTTGCCATGGAAGAACGTCGCAATAACTCGGCAATTTCGTTCACTAGATGGGCACAGGCACAAAGAGACTTAGGTCGTAATATCAACTTTCCAGCACGACCTGCTCGTCGTCCTGCCGCAAAACCAAACGCAGTTGATAAACCACAAATTGAACTTAGTTCAAAATGGAAAAAAAATACTGATGGCACTTGGGAACGCAATGGCTACAAATTGACAGCAACTTTTAATGCTGATGGGAAACTGGAAAAATTTGTTCTTCAAGAACCATATGGCAATAGTTTTGAAATGGGGTATGGCGGTCCTAACACCAAACGAGACATAAATAACTTTGCGGAATATATTTATGGAATTGCTGGTGGGAGTAGTGCGGAGCCAGATTTTGCGTCTGAATCTGGCGAAAATGTTGTATCACCGCCACGAGCACCAGCACGACAGCGCGGGAGAAATGCCCCACAATTAAAAATGAACAATCTTGTGGACAACCACTACACAGAATTACCTAAACTACAGCCAGACGATGGAAAGTTTGTCGCAGTTCGTGTTGGGAACAAGGGGATAAACACCCTTGCAGACGCAAGAAGGTACAGGGGATCGCTTGCAGATATCCCTGACGAATTTCTTTTAGACGTAATACAAAAGCGCACACACAAGGATCGTGGTGCGATGAGCCCAAATGTTGTTGATGCTGTCCGATCTGTTTTTCCATCCGCTGACGACGCAGAAGTTTTTCAAATCATGAAGCGTTTGTCTACGAATTTTCGCAGATCGCTCAATGAAGCACCACCAGCAATTGATGAAGATACAAAAAAACTTATCAAGGCATTGAAGGACAAAAATATAGAATTTATTGAAGTTCCTGCTAGTAGCGGTATTACTTCTCCACTCTATTACTTTCACCTATCTGACGATCCAGCCAAATGGGGTCGCGGATATTTTTTGAAGAAACCAGATAGAGATTGGGAGGGCATGCGAAACGGGAAAAAGGTATCTCAGCATGCAGAACTAATCGGCAACATTCTCGCTAAACAAATTGGTTTTGCAAATGGTGCACCAAGGCTTGTCAAAGGAAGCAACAATAACCCATTTTTGTTAATGGACATTTTTGTCAATAACGCAGAAGGAAAAGTTGCGGGTCGTTACAGTCCGGGCAACGTCACTGATGCAAAGTCTCGCTTCTTCAATGGTGCTTTGAATGCAATCATGAATGTTGCCGACAGGCATAACGGCAATGGCGACCAGATCAAAGGCAACGGCGCTATCCCATTGGATTTTGGTCGCGCTCTATTTGGTAGAAAGAGCGCTTCGGAACAAATGCAGTATTTGTCTAGGCTGATGATGGATCAAGCGTCATGGGGTGGATATACAAAACGCCTTAACGGGAAAGTTGGGGCAGCAAGAACTCGCGAGATAAATGCGATTCGTGCTGAACTACAGGCGGACATAGCGTTGGCGGCAGAAAATATGCGTGTAGGTTTGCGTCGCGTAAACGAAATGAACCAAGCGTATGACGCTTTAGACATTGATGCGAAGGATGACAGAATGGCGGATCTTGTCTACAATCTTGACCAATTCGCATCCCCTGAATATCTTGATCTTCTGATGCAGAAAATAACTAATTAAGGGAAAATGATTATGAAAAAACTTATTGGGGTAATTTCAAACTTTGGTTTTGGCATTTCGTGCGACGGTAAAAATGTTGAAGTGTTCGGCTCTGGCGATACAGCAGAGTCAATCAAAAAACTTATTGATGATCCAGAAAGTAGTTACAGCCAATTCGTCAAGAATGGGACGATGGATGATCCAGTTGGATATTGGATTACATCTGCGCAGAACTTTGAATATGAGACAATTCCATACTCGCAAGAAAACTTGGATATGATGAAAGCGAAATTCAGCGAATAATGCTTCAGAATATTGTTGACTTTAAAGCAAAATCGTTTCTTAGTGAACAGAACACGTCCACGATTGCTTACGAAGTTAAGGCTGTTCGCGCCATGTGGGATCCAAGCCTTTCCATTCCCGGCACCAACCGTCGTGGTGGCTGGCGATGCCCAACAGGAACACGATACGGTGGACAGATCACCGATCGTTTTGGTCGGTCTTGTGGTTGGGGAGTGGCGCGACGCATCGCTAATCAAATATCAGATATCGGTCAACGCTTGGAGAATGTTGATGATGCTCGCCGTGGTCGTCGTATTGCTCGTCGTGAACGCCGAATACTTGCAAGACTTAATCCTGAAGGCGGTGGCGCTGGTCGTCTTGAGCAAGGTTTGCGTGGTGTCGCAGATAGATTAGACGGCGGAGGAACGCCAAGCCCTCGTGGTGCGCGTAGGAGAACTGTTGTTGCACGACCACCATCAGTTGATACACCTGAAGCACCTAGGGAATTGACACCTGCACCTCGCCAACAGCGCAGAAGGCGTGCACCGAATGTTAGAGATTCAGAACAACGACGCATGGATCGCGAAATTGAACAGCCCGGTGCGCCACGAACAGGCGAAGCACCTGCTCGCCCTGCCCGTAGACGTCAACCTGCGAGACCACGGGGTGAAGGAAATCTTCGTGAATCAGAACAACGAAGAATGCAACGCGAAATTGAACAGCCGGGTGCACCAAGAACTGGTGAAGCGCCTGCTCGCCGTCGCCGTCGTGCCGTAGTTGAAGCAACAAAGAAACCTAAAGCACCAACACGCCAAGCAGATGAGACCGATCCGCTTGCAGTAGCAGAGCGTGATCTTAACGAAGCACGAGACATGTTGCAGATGATGCGACAGAACAGTGCGGCGCCACAAGCAATCAGGCGTCAACGAGAAAAAATAGTTAAGTTGGAAGAAGAGGTAAGGCGTCTTCAGCCTCCACGCACAGTTGTTGAACCAAAAGTCGTTAAGCCTCGTCGCCCTAGGGCAAACCCTGACAGGAACGACATTGGTGCTCTACTTGATGCTGAATCGGAAGAGCGTCGTGCCGTAGCAGAACCTAAACGCAGAAAACCACAACCCGGTAATAGCGATAATGCTGCGCGTTCGGAAGAGTTGCGACAAAACCGAGTGGCAATGGAACAGGCTGTTCTTGCTGATGCGAAAAAGAGGCAACGAGCCCAAAAGTTAGGTCGCAAAGTTGATGTTGACAAAATACTTAAAAACGCAAATTCAAGAGAATATGTTAACTACTTAGAAGAAAGAGTTATTAAAGAACAACGTCTTGAAGTTATAAACAACTCCGAAAACTTCCCATCTGGAAGCGAAGCGATGCGCGATAAGTTGCGTCAAGCGAAACAGCGTATTGATGCAGCGAATGTACGAATTGAGAAACTACAACAGGCTATAGATGATGGAAAACTTAACGACAACGACTATATAGAGATTGATGGCGTTCTTTTTAATATGGCGCGTGTAAAAACACTTATCGCCGATCACCGCGATGGGTGGCGGGAAGTCGCATATGCGCTTGAGTCACGCCCTTCTATAAACCCAAATAACGCTCCTGCACCACTCGGTGTTCCTCTTCTAGAGAATGATGCTTTTGACAATTTTGTACGAGGTTGGATACCTGCGATAGGTGACGATCTAGATGCAGAAGAACGAGAGGTGATGAGGGCACAGTGGGACGCTGAAGAAGAACCGATCAATGATGTCAGAAGATTCTTTAGGCGCAGGATTCTTGATGGAGATTTTGGCGAGCCCGAAGATCTGAGAGAACGAATTGCTCTAAACTTACAGGAAATTCGTGAGGCTCAAAGCCGAATGGACGGCGATGTTGAACTGATTCAAGATGGCGCCGCAACTGGTCAAAGAAGAGCAGATGCATTAAATAGGATTGTTGTTAATGCTCAGGATAGGCGCAGACGCGTTCTTGAAAATGAATTCTTTGAACAGGCATTACAAAATGTTGCACCTGAATCCTCACCGAAACCTAAAACCAAACCAAAAACTAAACCGACAACGAAGCCAACTCCAGCCCCTCAGGGAAATGCAGACGCTCCGAAGAAACAAAATGGAGCAGAGAACGCCCCCACGGAAATAGCCTATAAACCTCTTGAATTCAAACCTGCGTTTGACGCAGACAGGAACAGAGAAGTTGAAGAAAAACTTCTGGCAATCAATAACCCTACTGAGTTAGCAAAAATGATTGCAGAACTTGACAAGTTGAAATTCAATCATGGTGCCGCGCAACAGGCACGGCTTAATGATCATCACAATGCTTTGGATAACGCACTCAAGGATATTGCTCGTGGTAAATCGTTAGATGATGTGATGGAAGACTACTGGGATAATAATGACGGTAGCGTTCAGGCAAACATAAAGATCGCCAGAAGAAAAGCACAATACGACGAAGAGTGGAGACTCTTCCAAGGAGGCGCAAATAACATCAGAGAGTTGGATCAGGCAAACAAACTCCTAGTCAGAGAACAAGCATCTTTTGAACTGAGCAAAAGATTTGAAAAAGATCTGAAAAATGCGATCGCTCGCAAAGAGCAAGGTTTTGTTGTCAATGAGAATGATTCAAACTTGGCAAAAATAACTCCTGATGATGTAAAAGCACAGATTGACGCCGATATAGGTAAAGCAATATCAAAACGTGGCAACAAGTTGACCAACTATCTTAAAGAAAGATTCCCTGAAGGTGGTGCTAAGCCACAGTATAGAGATATGACACCAGAAAAATGGCAACAGATGTCCCCATCGCAGAAGAAGTCATACATCATGGAAGCC